TGACCCATCACTATTTGTTGGAATAGTTAAAGTAATACTGTTGCTGCTTACACTTAATACATAGCCTGTAGTTTGAACTAGCGAAACAACCATACCTACTACTAGTTTTGACACATCGTTAGTTGTAATGTTTGTTGTGTTTACAACGTTAGTGACTTGTACTTTAGCATCATAACTTAGGTTAGTGGCGGTAATACTAGCAGGGCTACCGCTACTCGCTACGGTCTGACTTTGACTTACAGTCCAAGTACTACCAGCACCTGTTCCAGAAATATTTGAAACAATAGTTGTACCAGATAAAATTGTACCACCGCTTGTTGCTGTTAAAATCATTCCAGCAAACAATGTTTGTTCGTTACCTGTGTTTGCTACACTACTAACAGTTAATGTTGTTCCTGAAATATAGCCAGTGATCTTTGTAGTTACACTATAACCAGCAACGTTGATAGTGCTATCAACAGGAGGTAATGTACCAGCACTACTATATGGAATTTTAAATGTTACTAGTTCGGATTGTGTGCTACCTGGCTCTAAGCTGCTTCCCAAGTATTCTAAGCCATTTAAACCGATACCAATACTGGCGTTGTTATAAATCGGAGTCAATGCTAGTTGTAAATAACCATTAATATTAAATCCAAATTGTATACTAGCGCCCGCCACAATACCAGACACTGTTGCACTAATAGTCAAAATTGCTTGTAGTGTACTTCCGCCAGGTACAACACCAATACTTTGTACGGCTGTAACATATTGTCCAGTCCAGCCTGTTCCTGTAATCAATTGACCAGGTAAAATATTTCCAGTAACGTTGTTTACTGTTAGTGTTAGTGTGCCAGAGTCAAATGCAGAATAAGTAGACGATGCAGAGTATAAAGGTGGTTGATAACTTAATACTTGATGTGTTCTACCGTTCCATGCTAGGCTATAATTACCAGTATTAATCTGATTGATTGTACTTTGATCTGTCAGCACTCCAACAGCAATATTATTATCACCAGGATTAGCACCTTGTGTTACGGTACCAAATGATAATTTTCCAGTTGCGATAGTAATTGCGCCACTCAAAACTACAGTGCCGCCGCTAACATAAGTTACAGTCAAACCTGCTGGATATATGTAACCAGTTGCTTGTCCATTGGTTATATCTAATGCTGAACTAATTGTATTGCCAACTACTTGTCCAATGCTAATTGTGCCAGTAATACCAGTTAATGATAATGTATTACTTGCAAACGAACTTACACTTGCTGTGGCAATTGAATAAGTCGGATCAGCTGAAACAATATTAGTAGTATCTGGAACAAATGTATAATAAGCAAAACCGTTTGCTGTTTGTAAAATAGCATTGGTCGGTGTGCTCATCGCTTCACCAGTTGCTTGGTTCAAGTTATAACTTAGTACACGATAGATACTTGATAAGTTAGCTGAGTATTGTAACGCCGTACTTGGACGTACTGGTTTAACGTTAGTAATGTTAGTAAATTCAACGTATGTATTTGTACGTAAAGTAACCAACTGACCGTCACGTAATGCAAAAGCCAGACCAGTTGATGATGTGATTGTAAGTTGTAGTACGTTTTGTCCAATAGTAACGCTGGTATGACTAATACCGTTTACTTGATATGTAACAATACCGCCACCTTCAACTGAGTGATCGATATCAATATAAGATTGGGCATATGGAATATATTCATAACCGATGATATAAATCTTAGTGTAGATAGTTGTACCAGGTGTGCCCATTTCAGAAGCATATTGACCCTGTTTGTAGACACGTGCCGTTTGAATTAAATCGTGTACCAGGTTAACAGCATTAGGTAATTCAGTGCTGTCTGCACCGCTAGCACGTAGACCGTAGTCACCATAACCGTTTGAACCAGCTACAGAACGAATCTGTCCACCATTCAATGAATAATAACCTACATGGTTATAGTATGTGAATGTTGAAACTTGTTCAGTTAAACCGGCGTTGGTAGCAACAATACCATAACCCAAGTCACAAACTTGTGTAAAGTCGTTAGCCAACATTGACTTGTTACCGCCCATTTCAATATTGATTGGTACATTACCGGAAATCAAATAGTTTGGAATAGTTGTGTTTAGTATAGTTGATCTATTGCTAGTTATAGACGAGAAGTCTGCATTATACGAACTGGTACTAGAACTAATTGTTGGCTTAGTGATAGTTTGTGTACTAGCCCATGTATCTCTAGTTGCCTTACTAGCTGTCCAATAAGTGCTTAACCAGTTTACTAGTGTCTCGATATTTGTAACAGGGAAACTTGAGCCGTTTGGATATGATGCACCTATTTTTAATGTTGTATTTTGAATAACACCATTACCTGCACTTGGATATGTTGTTGTAGATCCATTGATGGTTATAGTTCCAGTAGTAATACCTTGGATAACATTTTCCATTACAGATTCTAAATATTCAAATGCTGTATAGTAAACATTTAAAACAGTATTACGACTGATGTCTGGGTTTTGAACAGTTTTCCCAGTTAAACTATTGTAGTAATATACTCCATCAGTCCACCAGAAGTATTGAGTAGCCAGTTGATTAATCTGACTATTTCCGCCATACAATGTATCATAAATTACAGCATCGACAATATAACCGAGATCTTGTTGTGTTGTTAATGGACTGTAACCTGTTGTTGTTTGTAAACTAAATTGAGGTAATGCTGATAGCCACGCTGCCACTTCTTGTTGTATAAATGTACGATTAGCTTTTAATAATGCAACAGCATTTTGTTGATCGGTAGTAGCACTACTTAATGGTGCTGGATAATTTATATTAGATGGTTTTGGTAATGCTGTAATACCATTATTAATAATACCATAGATCAATGCTAGGTTATTAGTTACGGCTGTTTTATAATTGCTACCAATAGCACTAGGGCTAGTAATGGCTGCAATACGATTGTTAATGTAGTTAATACCAATGTTTAATAAAACTTGTGTAAGACCATTAACAATATTTTCTGGTTGGATATAAACTAAACCAGTTCTAATAGTTTGAGAAGTTGTTCCTAACGCTGCATCGTAAGTAACAGCATCAAAAATATTGTTGAAGTAACTGCTAATTTGACTGTAGCTAGTTGCTGTGGCAAAAGGTGTACTGGTGTCAAGAATCAATCTTGTTTGTGGTGCACCAATGGTGTAAGTTCCGCTAGCTTGTGCGGTTAAACCAGTCCAAGCAACACCGTTTACAAAGTTTGTATTACTTAGAGTAATTGTGTTTCCTGAGATACTGGAGATAAAGACTGCTGGGCTAGCATTTGTAGGAATACCAGTACCGCTGATGTACATACCTGCCGTGATGCCAATGGTACTAGTAACCGTCATTGTAAATGTACCAACAGCACCATCGGAGTTTGCATTTGTATAAGTTACCGTACCGATAGTGGCATTACCGTTGTAATCATAAACTTCGTCGATTTGATAACGATAACCTTGTAAATAGAACGAGCAAGGTACTTGTGGAGGACGAACATCTAAACCACTGTTTACTGTTCCTTGAACTGTAATCAGTGTATTTGCAGATCCGTTAGAACCAATCACAGTTTCTGGACTTGATACAGTTTGAATGCTGCTAATTTGATATGTTCCAGTACCACCAGTTGTTCCGCTTATTTGACTTTGGATATATGGATTATTAACAATACCGCTACCGCTGATAGTCATGCCTAGGACAAAAACTCCTTTAATAGTTCCGCCTACGGTTAATGTATTGCCAGAAATAGTACATTGAGTAGCACTAGCATTTGGAGGATATGCGTCGATATTAACTACGGTACCATACAGACGTCCTGTCATACCGTCGATTAACTGACCACCGGCAAAGTTTTTCTTATTTGTACTACCTGTAAAACAACCTGATTCTTGTCCGTACGGTGATTTGGATTTAATCTGACCTTCTGGGTCAAGTACCATCATAAATCCGCCATGGCCCTGAGCACTGATGTTACTGATACGTGTAGCATCGTTACATAGGAATACATCAATTTGTTTGTTGTTCTTTGGTACACTATTAATATCTAGCGGGTTAGTCAAATAGTGACGTCCGTAGTTGCTTGTTGTGTATAAATGCCACACTCCATAAGCAAATGGACCGATATTACTGAATGGATAAACTACAGTACAGTTCATCACGTTACCGCTAACGCTGTCGATAACAGCCTTACCTGTGGCAATTTGTCCGTAGGATGTAGCGGTACCAACAGCTTGGTTATTAATAAATGTAACAGTACCCACGCCAGTAGCTGTGACAGTTGTACTATTTTGTGTTTGACTGTTGTTTACGATCCATGTATTAGATGTTGGACCTGCAGCAACAATTATAGTTCCTGCACTAATGCTTCCGCCTGATAAAGTTTGTCCTATAGCAAATGCACCAATGACAGTTCCTGATCCAACACTGAATGTGGTTCCAGAGATACTACCAGTTGTAGTGCTAGCACCGACTGTACAAGTGGCTACAGTAAATGTACCATTGTAATTGGTTGGACTCATTCCTTCTATAACAATATTGTCTCCAGTTTTATATGGAACTGAATTAGAAGAAAGAGCAGTACCAGTACTTGAAACAAAGTTTATGCTACAGTATTGATTTAAGTTTAAATTGAATACTGTACCTTGTGTTATCTTATATGTGTCTTGAGTTAATACAAGACCAATCCAACTAGCAGGAACTTGTCCTGTGGCCAGTGTAGCTGTTATAGTACCTGTAGATGCACTTAATGTAATTGCCGAATTGTATCCTACACCAAAGTCTGTGCTGTAGTCAATCGGACCAATTTGCATGCCATCAAAAATACCATCTCGATAGAAGAATAAACTTACCCAAGGACTCTTACTAGGTCTGTCAATAGGTCTAATAATTGTACGACGGAAGTCATCGCCTTTGACTGTTACATTTTGTGCTAATCTGATTGGATAGTCTTCATAGTAAATACCTGCCTCTACACGAATAGTAACTTGTTGTATTCCTACACTTTCAGCGTAATCTAATGTTTCTCCTGGAACAAAGAAACCAGGTGTTAACATATTAACATTTAGTGTATCATAAATTGTACTACCACCTGGGCTGTAACTTAAAATAACAGCAGTGGCTTTTGAAGTATTACCAATTAAAATCTTACCAGGTATGATATGGTTATCTGCTGCTTGGCCTTGGTCAACGCTACCAACACCGCCGTTGTATACTCTAATGCCGTAGTATCCTGATCCTTGTACAGCAGTAGGAGCCGCACTTAAACCTTTTTCAATAATTTGCAATATGGTTGTAAATGAACCATTTACTTGTGCCACAGCACCAGCAAAATCTGAATTTGCTGTAGTTGCTTTAGTACCGTCAATTGAGAATGTAGCACCGTGATAAGCATTTTGTGTAACTAAACTTTGGAATCTTAATTCTTGAGTTTGATTTAATACTTGTGCAGCTAGGCTTTGGATGAATGAAATTGCTTGTGTAGTTGGAGCCAATTGATCACCGGTGATAGCTTTTAAAGCACTAGCATTTCTATAATAACTCTTACCTGCTTGTACAGTTTGATAATTGGCCGGAACACTGCTAGTACCAGTTAATATATCAATTACAACAGCATCTATCATTAAACCGATGTCTCGTAAACAAGTGGCTTCGTTATAAGTCAATCCACCGGTATATGTAGTTTCTAGATAGTTGTAAACATAACTAGTAATTGATGAATTTGCGCCTGTGATAATATTCCAAGCACCTAACGGACCTTTGGTAGTATCGCTGTTAATCAACAATAAAGATTGACTACTACTTGTTCCTTGAGAATTGCCCAATGCACTAGTAGGATATGTAATTACATAGTTGTTGGCCAGTGTGCTAACTGTAGTAGATGTTGAATTAGTATAGTTTGCTAAAACATCTAAGATAAGACTGAATGACCCTCTGATTTGATTTTCAGCGTTGTAAGCCAATCCCCATGCTACTGGTTGTGGAGTAGTTTGAATAATTGTGTTGCCACTTTGAACAGCAACATATTGATTCTTTAAAATTTGAACAACTTCTTCGCGTAGCTCACTGATAGCTGTATAGCATGAACCAGATGGGCTAGTATTTCTTCCCGCCGCCAACTGTAATGTACCGTTAGCATAATATTGCAAAGCAGCCTGAACCGTAGCACTATTACCGCCGTATAACAAATCATAGCATACGGCTTCTAAGATAGCAGAGATATCTCTTGCACTGGCTGTTTGATCAAATACAATACCAGAGTTAGTGTTTACAATAAATGAATTAATGTTTGCTTGTAAAAAGCTAACGTTTGCAAAGATTGCTGCTTTTGCTTGATTAGCAAAATCAGAACCGCTGTTTGTATAGTAAGGAAGACCACGAGGTTGTACACTATTATTAACACCGTATCTTAATAAGTTTTGTATTACATTGAATTTTGCACTAATGGTGTTTACTGTAGGACCATCGTTTACAGTACCTAATAATGAATTACTAATCAGTCCGTTAATAGCTTTAATATAACCAACACTTGTTAATATGATTGTAGGAATTGGACCGTTGGTAGTTGGGTTATGAATGACAAGATTAAATTTGTCATAGGTAATTACACCTGCAGATCCTGGAATAGTAGGAGCGGTACCGTATAAACCAGTTGTTGAATTTTCAGCAACAACTCCAGATCCGCTTAGTATGCTGGCAATTAACGCAATATTACCACTAATGCTGCTACTAGCCACGCTACCACCAGCATAAGTTTCGTTTGTATATTGGAATACTGTTGTTTGATACAACACATTAGGTGTTGAATTTGTAATGATATTTTGTGCCAATACACCAATATAGTCAATAGCATCAATACATGCACTTTGTTGAGCGTTGCTAGCCAAGTGTGGAGATTGTACACCTCCATACCAATATCTATTGGCAGCGTATGTGCTTTGGCTGTTACCGCCATACATTAAGTCATAGACTAAACTCCAAACAATAGCTTGAATATCTCGTCTGCTTAGTGACTTATCATATCCAACATTAGAATATTTGCTGGTTAAGAATCCACTGATCTCAGCTTGGATAAATGGAATATTATTAACTAGTAAGTTGGCTGCACTAAAACTTCCTGATAGGCTTGAACTTGTTGCTGGGAAACTAGGTGTAGGTGTTTGACCAGTTAGAATAATTTTAACAATAGTTTCTGCTAGGCTTTGTAAACTTGTTGTAATACTTGCAACTCCAACACTGGCAATTAAATTGTTAATCAAGTTATTTCTAACAATAGAACCACCGGTTCCTGCTACCTGTGTAGTACAAGCAAACGTTATGTAAGTAGTGTCGCAAGATAATACAGTCCAGTAGCCTAGTAGACTTGAGCTACTATTATATCCGCTAGTAGATACACCTGTAATTAAAATTTGTTCGTTAACCTGGAATGGAACAGTTAATTGTTCATCGAATGTGATAGTTGCGGTAGTTCCATTACCGATAGCATTGGTAATTGTAATGCTAGATGTATCCAATAAGCTAACAATTTCGTTAGCACTAAAATCTGGAACAGCATTTGGATTTACACTATTGTTAGCATAAGGGAACAATAGACCGGCTTGTATACTTTGGTAATTTGAACCAATAGCAAAGTCGTAACTTAAAGCAAATAAAATTCTGTGTAGATAATTTTGTAGTGCTGTGCCAGAGTTTGAATCGTAACTATATTCTAAAATCTGTTTTTGAATTTGAGCTACAGCATCTCTTACTTGAGATAATTCATTTGTAATTATATCAGCATTGTAACTATTGAATAGTATGCTTGCTTGGGTCATAGAATTGAATGTTGTATTCAATGCCAAGTCGTATGCAACACCATTGATGATATTGCTAATAATTGATTCCCAACGTGTTTGATCAAATGTACTCTTGTTTACATACTTTTTATTAATGTAACTGATAGTTTCTTGTTGGATGAAAGAACGGTTATATTCCAACAGACTAGCAGCATCTAGTACACCTTGGACAGCACTACTACCGGCAATCAAACCCACTAAGTGGCTTTGTGTTGCAGGAGCATTATAAACATACCCGTTGAATTGGTTAGCACCAATGGTATAAGATAATGTTTGACGATATGGACCAGGCTCTTGATTAGATAAAGATATTAAATTTTCAGCTTGTAGTGCAGCTTTGCCTACAGTAGCATAAGCATATTGCCATGCACGGCCTTCACGTCCTGCTGGAGTATGAGTTTGTAAGTCATCGCCTTTGGTTGTAACATATAAGTTTACACCGCTGTAGTAAGTGCTATTATCAACATAGTATTTTGTTGCAGCTTGTAAATCTTCCGGATCGTTTACTATTCCTTCTCCTGCTAGTGGAGATGGATGATCGCTTAGATTCAAAGCACCAGTCATTGTGTCACCGCCGCGGTATACTACATCTTTACGTTGCATTGCTTCAGTGCTTAGGTAGTTACCAGTTAATGTTGGATCGTAGCCTGTTACACCTACTTGTGGGGTTAATGGCTGTGTACGTACATTTAATGCACTGGTAATTTGTCCTTTGCTAACTTTTAAATAGTTAGCATCAGCATATCCTTTAGTTACTGCTAGACTTGCAAGAGTTGTAGTAATGTTGTTAGTTTTATTGTAATTATTGTTGTTAAACGCCTGTACCAGTGCTTCACTAGGATCTGCTAAATTTACAACAGAATATGCACCTTGAGCATTTAAATTTCCACCCAATGTTGGATTCTGATCTGTACTAAGACTAGATGTTGGTGGATGAATTATAAGTTTGGTATTATCACTAGTTGCGTCAATACTGAATTGTATAGCAGGTGCACCAACAACAATATCTCTTGCTGTAAGACCTCCGCCCGTAGTAGCTGCCATGATAATTTGATTGGCTTTGTAGCTAGCTGGAGCATCAGCTAAGTTAGTAAAACGAATAGTTCCACCGCCACCAAAAATAGCGTATAATTCGCTAAAGTTATCGTTTACTTTTTGGAACGACGTACGAATACTGTCGCCTGTACCGTCATTACCTTGTACGCCAATGTCAATTTTCTTTTGTGCCATTTGTATTAAACTCCAAAGCTACTACCGCAGCCGCATGTTGTTGTTGCATTAGGATTCTTTATGCTAAAACTACTACCCATTAAATCTTCTTTATAATCTATTTCTGCACCTGTGAGGTATGTCATACTCATACTGTCCACGAGTACTTTAAATTCGTCTATAGGGATTTCAAAATCGTCTTCGTTCTTTATCTCGTCGAACGTGAACCCATAACTAAAACCGCTACAGCCGCCGCCTTGTACAAATGTACGTAGTGATAGCTGAGGATTTCCTTCTTCATATAACAAATCTTTGATCTTGGTTTTTGCTGATTCTGTAATTGTAATCACACTTTTCCCCTGTATATGATATTTATCAAAAGCATTTTATAACCTTAATGTAAACACGTAAATACACTTATGTACTTAGGAACAGAATTCGTGCAAACACAATATGTGCGTACCAGCAAACGTGGTAAGCACCATACCTACAGCCGTAATAAGACTGTGGTGCTGTTTCGATGCGATGCTTGTCAAGGGGTGTTCAAACGGGATAAGGGGAAGATGGATCCCAATCGCCTAAACAACAATTACTATCATGTGTGTGGTAATTGTGACGCTAAAAAGTTTGCCCAAGAAAAGGGCGTTGAAAGCCGTAGAGTTTGGGATATGCCAGTGAGTAGTCTTAAGACACTCGACCAATTCTAGAACCAATGAGGTTCCAATTGATAATACGCCATTGATTGCGTAAGTAGCCTTTTTTATCGGCAAGGTAATCGAATTGAAATGCGTGTTCCCACCAGTCCACCAGCAATATGATATCCATACGAATCTCATGATTTTTGATAGTTTTGATTGAACCATCACGGGCTAAGTAAACCCAACCTGAACCTTGTATTTTCATTGCTTCTTTTTCAAAAGCATCTTTAAAACGATCAAATGTTTGAAAGTGTTTGTTGATAAAGTTTTCAGCAATGTGTTCAGGATTGTTAGAACTCATGGGTTTCTGATACTGTCTGAACAATATATCGTGCAAAAACGCACCTGCTTCATTAAAGTCGGCATCGCCCTCGCCATTGTTAAATCTTGTAACATAGGCTTTATATAACTTACCATAATGGTAATCTATAGTATCTTCGCTAATGCTGGGTTCCAAATCGTCCCTTGCATAGGGCAACGGAAATTGTTCTAAAGTTTTAGGCGTCTTACCCTCGTTTAGCGTGATATGCTTAATAAAGTTGTACATAATGATATTTATTCATAAATACTCTACAGGAGAAATACTATGAAAGAACTACTAAAAAAATGGTTTGCGTTAAAACCTAAAACTGTAGAAGCCCAAGCGCCTTACAAGGTAGAAACACCAGTAACACCAGTTGCTGACGATGTTACTCGTGCAATGTTGGAATCTATTCCAGCACCAGTGCCAGCTAAAGGACCTAAGGTTAAAAAAGCGCCAGCGGCTAAGAAAGCACCAGCTGTTAAAAAGCCACGTGCTCCTAAGAAGCCTAAAGCAGAGTAAGTATTTTAGCTTGCTCGTAAAGAGCAAAGCTGGCAAGATTCTTGCCTTTACTCTCCGCCATGATATCGTGTGAGTTTAGAAAGCTCAGTGCCCATTCATTCGTAGCTGTATTCCAGTAAAAGTCTGAATGTGCTCTGAGCTTTTGCTTTTTGTAACCCTCGGCCAATAACAGTTCGTAATCGGGCGGAACATCCGTGGAATGATTGATTAGATAATCTTCTCGAGATATGCTATAGTGCATAGTAGGGCGAAGACCCCGCCAAGAGTCCACAACTCGCTTGACGCGGTCGTCTCCAGGTTGTATGTGCTCTCCCTCACGTATCCAATGATGATGTATATCAAGGACGATAGGAATAGTATCTGTAAGAGTGAGACAGTCATTTAACCCCCATGAGTTTTCTTCGTTTTCGATTGTAATACAATTACGTGCCTCCGGACTTAATCTGTTGTAGGCATTTCTAATGCCTTGGGGACCTTGTTTGCCCGAGATGTGGACATTGATCTTGAAGTCTTGGAACTTTTGTCCGTAGCCCATGTATCTGGCCATGTCTGTGTGATACTCGAATTCTGCGATCGAACGTTCGACAATGCCTGGGTTATCACTTGCCAGAACTGTAAACTGCCCAGGATGCATGCTAAGCCGAATATTGCTGTTGCGAGCAATATCGCCCACTCTCTTAAAGTGGGTTTCGCAGTATGATACAACGTCAGGTTGACGCCAATAATCAGCAAAGTCAGCGTGAGTATAAGCAGGGAGAATGTCACTGCTAATCCGAACCATCCTAAGAGGAGCATCAAGTTGGCTGACACGTTCAACCAATTTCCTTGTTGCTTCGATATTGCCTACCATTAGGTCCCATAGTTTCTGCTCCGCTACATCTCTCGATTGTCTGTTTAACCAAGAGATAGTAGTTGTGCCTGTGTTGTATTGTTTAGCATCGTCTTTTAGACCAATACCGTTAACCTGATGAGGATGGTCAATCCATTTACATGCGAAGCCTATTCGTTTCATTACCAATGCCTTATGACGCCTGCGATTATAAAAAAATTTGTGATAATGTATATTAACACAATTACAGTACGAATGCAAGCAATTCGGTCTGATTCTTCATCCGTTTTGCCCGTTTTCTCTCCTAATGCTTTGGCCCAAAGGCGCCAAAAATAATTAGCCTTCGTACGTAGCCGAATTAGCACCGTGTTCAAATACTTCAACTGATTTAACTCTTACTGTTGGGTTAATCGGATAACGTTGATTGCCGTTTACTAACAAGTCTGCCATTTTTTCATAGCACATTTTGGCAAACATTTCACAGCCAACTCCGGGTACAATGCGTAGATCGCAAAGTGATCCTCTTTGGTACGGCTCAAAATTGTCTCTATTAACTTGCATTTCATTTGGACCTGCTTCAGGCAAAGTCCAATTAGTATCGATTAAAGCCATCTGTTTGAAAAATTCCAACTGTGGATCGTCTTCGGCAATAACCAAAGTGTGATCAAACATATAGTCTGCCCAGGCTTTAAATGCTTTGAGACCGCCAAAGTCCATACACCAGTTTTTGTCATCCAGTGTATCACATTCAAAGATTAGTTTGATACCGATTGAGTATCCGTGAAGTGTTGAACAGTGGCTATGTGTGGCACGCCATTGTCTAAAACAGCATGATAAGCCTCGGTCATTGCCGTATGTTTTTGTTGAGTAAAATTTTGCCATTGTTATGTCTCCTGTTAACAATGACACGCAGAGTATTTTGAGTGGGATGAGCGTCTGAGTCCACTATTTTAATTATGTATTATACTATATTTAGAATTTATTTCCAACCCCAGTGATAGCCATTTTCACTATTATTGAGTAATTTTCTTAATGTTGATAGATGCATTTTTAATACTTTTCCTGCTTCTTTGACATTAGTAAATTGTCCATACGGAGTTGTAATCTTCTTTGCTCTTGGATTGTTTCCGCCTGCTTTTTGTTCTTTGTATAACTGGATGGTTTCTTGGCTATGTTTTCTACCATAAAAATTGTTTAATTCTTCAGTCTGTCCGTACAGAGGATTTTTCGATCCTATCATACCTTGCCAGCCTTTTGGGTTTCCATCTTTACCGTTTTCATATTTTAAATTCGCCCATTCAGCAGATTCTATAATATTATTTTCTTTGGAAAAATTTAAAGCAAAAATCTCACATTCTTCTATATTAGAAAATTCCCATACTTGGAGTGTGGCAATATTTTTGCCATATGTTTTTAAATGTCGCTTCCAGTATTTGCCAGAGCCACTATAGATATACGGATCTTTTCTTTCAGTTTTTCCAAAATATTTTAATCCAGTTATAGTATGTTGTTTTATGTAAAGATAAATCATTGTTGCTCCTTACATATATTTAGCACACGATGCGGGATGAGCGTCTAAGGCCGCATAATATAATTATACGCTTTTATAGCGTAAGGTCAAGTTTATTGATTAGCTATTTGTCCGAATCCCAACCATGTTCCAGGACTACCAGTTGTAACACATACCCAACCTACATAGTTGTGTGCTTGCGGTTTAGTATTCCAGCAGATATCTCCAACTGAATAATTTCCTGAAGTTGGATAGCTGTCTGCATTGGTAAATTTTTTATTACCAATACTAACATCACCTGCTACACTAAAACTTAAATTTGGATCTGGATTTTGAATGTTTACACTTAAATTACCAAATACTTTAACTGGTTTAGATTGTAAACTGATATCACCAATATTAATCTGTTTATTATCCCCGTAGAACAATTCGGCAGAACCAGCATTAACTGTATATTCATTTTGTGTTGTTATTGTTGATCCTTGTATACTAATACCTGAAACATTTATATTGGCAGCTGTCAGACTGTTAAAATTGGCTTGTCCGTCAACTGTTAGACTTTGTAAAGTTCCTAACTGTGTTAGATATGAACTAGTTACACTCGAACCTAGTTGTGTTAGACTAAGAACTGTTTGCCCTTCGATGGAGTAAGTTTTGTCTGCTGCTAAATCTATTGTTTCGCTACTAGAAAACTTTGTGGGATTTGGTGTCAGTATAAATTGATGGATAGACGATGAGCTACTCCATAATAAACCTAATCCAAATAATCCTGTATCTTTAGTAGCAGAAAATTGCAATGGGTGTGTTCTATCAACTCTATTATCAGTTACTACACTGGTTGCTGTAAGAGTTCCATTTATATTCAAATCTCCGTTGATATCAACTTCACCACTATTTTTAATTAATATACGAGTTTGTTTATCTGTAACAAGAGCTAGATCGTGATTACTATTAGTTCCAAACTCAGCAAGATCATAATCTGGACTACCCAACACAATGTTTACATTGTTATCTATAATGTTAATTGCAGCTATAGGCTCATTTGTTCCCAAACCTAAACGATTAAATGTACTATTGAAATAGGCAAAATCTCCTATTTCTACATCACCCGATACATTTAATGAAACTAAAGTGCCCACACGGCTTAGACTACTAGTTTTAATAGATGGTCCCAGTGTTCCTGCACTTAACACTGGAACATTGTCAATATTATATTTTGCACCCGCTTTAAGGTCAAAATCCGCACTCGACCAAATACGTCCGCCTGTTCGATAGATTAATTGATTTTGAACTGTATCACAAGTCCAGCTGAGGCCTTTACCATTTATATCGCTTTCAGCACTTCCGACCCATTGGCCTGAATCGGATGAATTACTATTTTGTCTAATTAAATTTGCAACATTAATTGTATCAACTGTCAGGGTACCTCTAACTGTTAGGTCGTTATTGGATAAAATATCTCCCATAACACTGATATTACCGTTATGAGTTACTTCGCCGTGTGTCGTAGTCAGGGTCAGGTCGCTGATAGCAACAGTTGTGTCTTGGATATCAAATAGTTTTGCCATGGAAAATACTCTCTTATAGAGTATTTATCCATGTTTTGATAACTATTACTGTACTTTTAGCAGTAGTGTATCTTCGTTGATACGTCCGTTCATCTTAGTGTCTGTAGCGTTGATGTCGTCTAAAAACTTACGCAAGGCAACTTTACCTGCTGTTTTAAACTCTTTGAGTTTTTCTTCGGGTTTACGGACAGTCTTTTGTATACTCTTGAACTCATCAAAGCCTGTGATAGTAGTACCCTTGACTCCCAAGTCTGAAAACTCAGATGCAACATAGCGACCTAGTTTACGTGTTTTGATATTAAACACCCACAGTTCTTTTGCACCCAAAATATCTGCAGGGTTAATACTAACTAGCTTCAACGGCTCGTTAGTTTTCAAGTACTTCATCTTGCCTACTACTTTTTCAGCAGGTACAGTCTTCTTAGCACGTGGCGCACGATTAACTTTAGCTTCTTGTGCCAGCATCTCGCAAGCAGTTTTAATTTCAGTTAAGAAGGCAATAAAGTTTTTGATTTGCTTTTTACTACGATGGCTGTAACCTTCTTTCAATTGTTCGTCGGCATTACCGCTAGCAAGCTCTTCTAGTTCAGCTAAATCACGAGCATAAAACTCTTTGATGATGCGAGCATGAGCAGCCTTAGCTTGTTGGCTTTTCAACAAGTTAAGTACCTTAAATGCTTTTGGATCAAAGTTTTCCGGGTCAGTTTGAAATGACTCATACGCCTTTTCAATTTCCTCAGTCATCCCCAATGCTACTTCACGGAGACGTTCCTGGATACTCGGTGTGTAAACATCTTTCTTTGCGGCTTCTTTTTCTGCAGCCGCAACGTCCGGATCAACGTCATCTTTGCCGTCAGCAAGAACTTTTACAATCTCAGCACGGAGCCAAGCGGCAGTATCGCGTCCTTGGTTAAAATCGGCACGTTGAGTTTGCATACCCCGATTCAAACAAGCCGCGACCGCACCCATTGTGCCATTGATGCGGCTATCTTTAACTTTTTTGAACGCTTGAATATCTGCTTTAGCGCATCCAACAGTTTCCATCCATTTAACTACAACAGGTTTGTAAGTTTTAATATCGGATTCTAAACGATACCAATCCATCGCTTTCTTAAAAAAGCGATGAAAGGTATCAGCATCCCATGACTCACAACCTTCCCAAACTGGGCTAGTATCTCGAACAGCACGAGTACGATGTGCAATAACTTGCTTTTTGGTTACACGGGTTTTAGTTGCTACTTTAGCCAATTTAATACTCCTGTTAGTTAAACAATACTTATATTATAGCGCCAAAATGGCGCTTTGTCAACCTCAGGTCCAAAGAGAATGTCTGATACGGATTAATCTGATCATCATAGCTTCATCTTCGTCTTCATAAGCCTTTTCGATCTTTTGAAGTAGCTTGTGAGCCTTGTCGCTAGCCTTTTTGAGTACAGGATCTTTTTCGGCACTAAAACTTAAACGGCCGCCATTTGCAATACGGCTTGCTTCGCAGGCGGCGGTCCAGCCACTTGCTTCATAAGGGTCTGGGCGATTGCGATATGTCTGAGTCCACCAAGTGTAAAGTTCAATAATTTCTTTTGCGGACTTGGCTTGATAAGTTGGCTCTGCCTTGTGCTTTTTACCTTCTTCCAAAAAATCTTCGTTAGTAAGAGTGCTAGCCCAATTTAGATAAGCAAGACCTGCTTCTGGGCAACGCCAAGTACGCCAGCGTAACCATCCACTACGATACCAAGGAACATTGTACTTTACTCGTTCCTCTTCGTTCCACATACAATAATGCCACGCTTGTTCTATTTCAACGAAATCCACAAGCTCTTTAAAAAGACAAGGGAGAAACCGATTACCAACGTCACTCCAACTGCCAGGGCGGATATCACGAGGGTCGGCAGTAAGAGCGTGACTCTTACTAACCCAACGATTGTTGATGTAATATCTGATGTCATTTAATTTATCTCCAGGATAACAAATAAAATTTTGAACGGCGTCTAATGCTTCTTCGGCTAGCCAGTAACGAAAGTTATGTTTCATTTGGGCAGTGGTACGCCACTCATCCCATTCTTCGCTTGTTGCCGCACTCAACTTGTTAGTGCCGCGAACCCAGTCAGCAAACTTTGAACATGACCAATAATTGCTTCTCATATTATTTCCTTGTGTAATGATGTCTGTTCTTTGGTATCATCTTCTGAACATCTAACAGGTTTACCATTATCGTCTAAAAATGTAGTACCCCATGTTTTTCCATTGTGTTCAAATTCCGCATATACCTGTCCATAAGCACAAAACCTATGAGCACGTATATCGTCATTGAATGAGTCTTGCATTGGCCACACAACCACAACTACCAGTATGGCCGCCAAGAACCAAAATATTTTTCTAAACTTTTCCCAGTTAAATTTTCTCACCTGTTGTAAATCCTCTAAATGATTTGAAACGTGGAAAACGCAAACTATATGTTCCGTCTTGATTTTGTGTTACAGCATCGGCACGAACTTCCACAACTTGGCCATCAACACGGCATGACCAAAACTCGTCACGCTGTTGGTCAGTAAAGCCACTACCAACATTAACACGAATAGCCTTGCCATCATCTACACCTTCGCATACCAACGCACCCATCTTGCCTACGTTCTTACCTGTGCCTTCTTCTGTAGTAACTACTGTAAGGCTAACTTCGATAAATGGCTTCAACTTTAACCAAGCCACACTACGTTTACATTCGTATGGAGCATCGATGTCTTTGATCATAATACCTTCGTAACCACCAGCAATGGCTTGTGCGTTGATTTCTTTGAAACGCTTTTGGCCTTCTTCGGTATCCAAATCAACCAACTCGTTTTCTAAAGCTGTCACATTAGGCAATAGGTCTTTATTTGTTGCTACCCAAAACTTAACCATCTCACTACGAGTTTCTTGGTCTTTGTTGTAAATACCTTTTTCAAAGTCTTCCAAAGGTAACACATCAAACAAGTGTAGTACAGCATCAC